TTACTAATCTCAGAAAAGTTTTTGATGCCACGCGCTTCGAGCGTCTCGCGACTTTTATCGGAATTTCTTGCTCGAATAGCAGCAATTCCCTCTTCATAGGGTTTATTGAAGGGAACGGCCAATACTGTATCGTATCCCAAATCAATGTGCTTATCCAAAGTCTTGAGATAACCGTCGATCCATTTCTTTTCATATTTTGCCATCGCCTCTTCGATACGCTTTTTAAGTTCCTTCTTGTCGGGAACCTTCGCTGATTTTTCTTCCATGAGGCTCTTAGCAATCTTAACCGCATCAACGGTTTGATCCTCTAAGATGCCGAGCCATAGCTTCTCGATTTCGCCCATCGACTCCTTGGATTTTCCATTTATATGCTCGCGCGATCTGCGATACCAATCGCCCTTTTCTGAAGCCGCATAAGTCTCGAATGCCTTAGCGTTGTGCTCTCGGTAGTCGATCTCAGCACCGAGCTGCTCAAGCGTTGTCGGTTGCGCTACTGGAGGCGGTGTGGATTGTAATGAGAATCCACCAAAGCTAGGCGGTGCCTTGGGTACAAGATCTCTTAATATGTCTCCGCCTTGAATCGGTTCCATTTTCCACACGCGCTGTCGCACTTCGTTATAAGTCATGGTCGATAGCAGCGCGGTTGCCATGTCGGCCTTTGCCTTGAGATCATCTTGCAGGATAGGCACGCCGCCGTAGTTCAATTTGATCACATAACCCTGACCGAGCAGAGGCTTTAACCGTGCTGTCAATGCCGTATCGAACATCGAGCCGATCGACATGAGCGGACCTTGCCAGAAATTCTTTAGAGCAGTCTTATATTCTTCTGAGCCGAGAGAGCCGGAGTCAGCAATTGAAAGCTCGTGTTTCGGTACGCCAAAAATATTGATGAGGGTTTCTCTGTTGTTTTGCATGTAGGTGATGAGCTGCTGGTCAGCGAGAGTATGAGAGATGTTGCTCGCCTTGACGCCCTTTGGAAGCACCATTCCTCGGCGTTGGTTCGAGCGGCCTGTGTACGCTGTCTCAAGGCTTTGTAATAGCTTCTTAGCTTGAACCTCATTCGTCTCCTCCATCATTTCCAATATCAGCCCAGGTTGAGCGCCTTTACGATAGAAATTCAGCAGGTATTCGTTTGAATATTTATTGAACAAGGCTGGGTTGGCGCCAGGGATGAGAGGCGACATACCCCAGTAAACCGACGAAGCATTAGGCCGTTTGACATGGATCACATCGCTCGCCTTGAGCTTCATTTTCATCCCGACAGGGAACGAAGTCGGATCGACACCGACGATGAAGTATCCGCGATGGTCGCCACGTCCATCTATGTCCATTTGAATGATCTCGGTAGGAACCTGAACGAGCCAGCGGTTAACCGTGGAAACATAAATCAGGGCATTGCCTGTGACGCAATGATCGGTGATCAAGGCATATTTGAAACCGTATGAGGTTTGTAGCGGGTTTGGCTCGTCCAGCATTTTCTGGACTGGATGCCCAAATGCTGGCGAAAGTATCTCTTCGCCATTTTGAACCGATTGGCGTTGAACCTGCCAGGGAATTTGAGCGAGCTTCGAAGCGATCTTGTCGACCAGAATATAAATCCAATCCTCGGACTGGTAGATTGATTTGAGCAGTCGTGGGCTGACCATGGTGCTCAGATCCGAAGCTCCACCACCGCTATCGCTGCCGGAAAAAAGCCGCTCGAAACTTTTCGTTTCCAGCATGTCCATGCTCATGTCCATACATTTTCTTTCTCTGGTGAAATCGGCCATACATTATAGCTGCATGATACCGTAATCTTTTTCCGAATGCTGTAACATTCCAGCATGGCATAGTGCCAGTGACATGACAAGGTCGTCGTGTGAACCGTTGGATGCGGAATACGTGGGAAGTCCTGTCAAAGTTGTCTTTACCTCAATGTCGTCTAGCTCGTCCGTCAAATGGGGAATGTTCGGGATGCCTATAGATTGTTCCTCGAACGATAGCATGAGCTTCACCATTAGTTCATTCTTTGACGCATTAGTGAAAGTGATCCCGTGGAACGGCAATTCAGTTTGATGCAACATGTCATCTAAAGCGATTCCGACTCCAGTCTTGTCATGCCAGACCACGAGGCAGTCTAGGAATTTCGCAGCAAAGAGCTTTAACCGTTGTATTTGAGCGGGATAGCCAACGCCTCGCATCCTCCATATGCCTATCGTCTTACGCGTCCTTGGATTGATAGCCGTGAAGACTGTAAAGTCAACGCTGCGTGCCCAGTCTACTCCTATCACGGCCTCTTGCTCTATAGCCTTATCTTCGAGCCAGAGGAACTGCTCAGGCAGGTCGAGGAAGTCTGTGCAGTAGCAGCTGTGTACGTTCGCAAAAACCGCACCGTCGCTAAGGAAGTCAGCCATATAATATTGACGCCACAAACGATCAGGCATCGTGGACTTGGCGTCGTTCACCACGTCCATCGACACTGCAGGGTTCACCCATGAAGGAGCATGGATATATAATTTCCTTGGCCTGCGTCCTTCAAACTTTGCGCGAAGCATCTCATCCTTTGCTTCCATGCACTTTTTATAGAACCAGTTGTTCCTGCCTTTAGGCGTGGAGATCCCTAGTATCAAGCCTTGCGTGACCGTGGTCGTAGTCTTAACCGCATCGTAAACCTCTTCTTTCATCTTAGCTGCTTCGTCGAGTACGTTCCCTGCTGTTGCCTCTCCCTCGATCGACTCAGGCTGCTGACCGTGAAAGAACTGTATCTGAGAATCTATCTGCGGCATGTATAGGGATAGGTTAGATTCATTTGCTTTGACGTGTGGCTCTGGCGGTAAAATCCTTTTTATGTATTTGTATCCGATCTTGCTCTGCTGATATATCGGCCCGATCCATCGCCACAGAGCTTGCTGCTTTAAGGGAAAAGCAAGGCTCATTGCGCTACTTGCCGCGAAGGTCTTTCCGAACTTGGTACCGCACGCGACCCAGATTTCCTGCATCCCGTTGATGAAAAATGCGTTCATTATTAGTGACTGTTTAGTGGAATGCGGCGGCGTCGCAATTCTTAGTCTGGCAAGGGTTTGGGACATGCTTCCTCCGTTATCTCTTCGATCATTGCATCAAGTATATCGCCCTTGTCTAAGCTGCGTTGGTCTTGTCTGATAACACCATCAGTAAGCTGTGTTTCATATAGAACGGTGTGCTTAACCTCACCTGAAACTTCGATGTGTTCTCTCCAGCCAAGACGCACTTTCGATAACCAAATTAACATCGTAGGATGCTTCTGTTCGAGCGCAACCTCATAGCAGGTGCGGGCTATAGCGCCATCACCAGCGGCTCTAGCTTTTTCCAAAATGCAATACAGATTATATTCAGGGTCGCCACCCTCTTCAAATGTCTTCTTATCAGCTGCAATTCTCTGATCAAATATGGATTGAGAACAGTCCATAACAGCTGCAATTTGCGGTATTTTCAAACCGATGCGAGCCATGCCTGAAATTTTTTTTATGTCGTCATGGTTCCAATCGTAAACAATTTTTTGATACTGTCCTTCTGGAACCAGATCAGCTGCGCTGTGAATATCATCGCTCTTGATCGTCTCGACTTTTAGGTGATCTGTGCTCGGTGCTTTACTCCTTGTGCGTTTATCTGTAGTCTTTTTTTTGACCATACATTTTACCTTTGGAGTCCTTGTGGATATTGTTGACATGCCAATCGAACAGATCAAACCGTATAAGAAGAACCCTCGGAAGAACGAAAAGGCAGTGCCCGAGGTCGTCAAGTCGCTCAGAGAGTTTGGCTTCAGGCAGCCCCTAGTCGTTGACAGTAACATGGTTCTGATCGTTGGCCATACAAGATTGCTAGCAGCGAAAGAGCTTGGCCTAACAAACGTGCCCGTACATATTGCCTCGACCTTAACTCCGGCGCAAGTGCGTGCATACAGGATCATGGATAACCGCACAAGCGATCACTCTGAATGGGAAAAAGATACTCTACTTCAAGAGCTTGACGACCTACTAGTTGAAGACGGCAAATACGATCTGGATTTTCTTGGCTTCGTCAATGATCCATTGTTTGATGATGATGACTGGAGCAGTGACTTAAAGAAGGCTGAAAAGGAATTTGACTCTATAGAAGAGAATATCGACGGCATACTGCAAACTATAAAAATATCATGTCCTCAAACCTTAGCGGATTCTATTAAGGATGCAGTGAGAGATTTAGTTGCGGAAAATTCATGGAGCGGAGTTTCTATTGTTTAATATACTAGTCGCTTATCCTTACTATAAAGACAATCTTGAGGCCGAAATAATAGAAACATCAAAAAATGTAGAAACACGTTTCTTTCTCGACTCTGGAGCGTTCACCGCATGGAAAAGCGGAAATCCTGTTGAACTTGATAACTACTGTAGATTTCTAGACTCAATTAAATCCAAACCGTGGCGGTATCTTGCTCTTGATGTGATAGGAGATCCGCATAAGAGCATGGTTAACTACGAGATCATGCTCAAGCGCGGGTATACTCCAATGCCGATATTTACAAGGGGTGAAGACCCATCTGTAATAGATGAATTGTATAAGACGACAGATGTTGTTGCGATAGGAGGCTTAGTTGGAACTAAAAAAAACAAAGGTTTCGTTAAAGGTATCATGCCTTTTTTCAATGGAAGAAATGTCCATCTGCTAGGCTTCACAAATAAAAGTATGATAAAAACTGTTAAGCCTTATTCTTGCGATAGCAGTGTTGCTCATTCTGCTTCGAAGTTTGGGAGAGTGCAGCTTTTCAATAAAAAAAATGGTGAATGGGTTACATGTGGACGTCTTGACTTCTCAACTAGACCGCCCCCTGAACTTATGGAATTGATCCGCAGTTACGATATAGAGCCGAAAGATTTAGCTTTCAATCGTAACTGGAAAAGCTGCATTGGTCTTGGAAGTAATTTAAGTTACAGGTCGCATATAAGAGCCAGTATTGCTTATGAAAAAAAACTAGGGGTGAAATATTTTATTGTCTTATCTGATCAAAACCAGCTGAAACATATCAGGGCTGCTTATGAAAAGGAAATATTATTGTGGTAACTTGTATTCGCCGTATTCAGTTTTGCTCTGGCCACAGAGTGATGAACCATGAATCAAAATGTAGAAATGTCCACGGGCATAACTATGTTGCTTACTTCCACGCAGTAGCCCCGCAGCTTGATTCAATAGGCAGGGTTATTGATTTCTCCGTTTTAAAAGACCGGCTCGGCGGCTGGATTGATAAGCATTGGGACCATGCCTTTATCATAAACGCCCTTGATTTTACACTGCTCAACGCGCTCAATTGCATAGAACATGAGAAGCCTTTATTTGTAGCACCATTCAATCCAACCGCCGAAGAGATGGCTAGGCATCTGCTCTATGAGATCGCTCCAATTGAGCTTAAAGGAACAGAGGTGACGATAGTAAAGGTCGTTCTCTGGGAAACGGAAAACTGCTTTGTTGAGGTATCTTTATGAGCATCTATATAAACGATGTGTTCTGGACGTTCCAGGGCGAGGGTCGTCATGCTGGCAGGAGGGCTCTATTCATAAGGATGCCGTTTTGCAACCTCAGCTGCTCCTGGTGTGACACAACTTTCAATACCTTTAAAAAATGGACGCGAGAAGAACTAGAAAATAAGGCCAATGAAGAGGCTGGAAAATTTGCCGTTATAACTGGCGGCGAACCATTGATGCATGCCCATACTCCAATCGTTCACGTAATCCTTGATGAGCTTGGCTTTGAGGTGGCATATGAAACAAACGGCACAATGAAGCCGCCTATCCGAAAGGCATTTATAACCTGCTCTCCTAAGTCAGAGTCGAACTACGAAATCCATCCCGATCTATATCCGTTGGTCGACGAATTTAAATATGTTGTAGATGAGGGATTTAATTTCGATCTGCTTAAGAGGCATGAATCAGATAGACCTGAGCAGCTCCATAGTCTGTCTCCTGAGTTTGGAATAATGGAAAAGAGTATTGCTGCTATAACTTCATTTATAATAAATAACCCTAAATGGAAGCTCTCTTTACAGACTCATAAATGGATCGGTATACCATGATTAAAAATATCCAAGAAATTATATCTAGCATTGGCGACGATCCATCGCGAGAAGGACTTCTCGATACTCCTGGCCGCGTTATCAAGTCATGGGGTGACCTATTCTCGGGCTATAACCAGAGTCCAGGAGATATTCTTAAAAGAGACTTTGAGGGATGCGGCTATGATCAAATGGTTATCCTTAGAGATATAGAGCTGTACTCTACCTGTGAGCATCACATGCTGCCATTCTACGGGCGAGCTCACGTTGCCTATATTCCTTCCGATCGGGTGGTTGGTTTATCCAAGCTGGCAAGGCTTGTTGATTGCTTTGCGAGGCGATTGCAAATACAAGAAAAGCTGACAATGGATATTGCTAACGCAATCAATGAGCATCTGAATCCCATTGGAGTAGGAGTTATAATCGAAGCAAAACATATGTGCATGATCGCCAGGGGGATTGGTAAGCAAAACTCCGTAATGACTACCAGTTGCTTGCTTGGCAAATTTAGAGAATCAGAAGTTAGAGCGGAATTTTTAAATCTTATTAGCAGAGGTTAACATGAGCAAGGCAATGGTGGTTCTTTCCGGCGGCCAAGACAGTGCAACTTGTATGGCTTGGGCTACGACGATGTTCGATGAAGTGAAAGCTATATGTTTCAACTATGGGCAAAGGCACGTGAAGGAGATCGTAGCTGCTCATAAAATTTGCGAACTATTCGATGTAGATTTAACCGTAAAGGATATTCCTGTTCTGGCTGGAAACCCGGCATCGGCATTAACCGTTGGGGGAAATTTGTCAGAGCTGGACTCGAGTAGTGGCTTGCCGAAATCCTTTGTCCCTGGCCGCAACTTAATCTTTCTAACCTCGGCCGCTAGCTTGGCTATGAGCCAGGGGATCTCCAGCCTTGTGACTGGGGTTTGCCAGACCGATTTTAGCGGGTACCCCGATTGTCGCCGGTCAACGATTGATGCCTTGGAAGCTGCCATTAATCTCGGCATGGAAGGCGCGGGGAAGGTTCAGATCCATACCCCGCTGATGTACCTAACTAAGGCTGAAACGGTCTGGTTGGCCGCCAGACTGCCAAAGGGATTGGATGCGGTTGGTTTGTCTTGGACTTGCTACGAGGGTGGAGAGAGGCCATGCGGGGAATGCCCAGCCTGCAAATTGAGGATAGAGGGATTTAAAAGAGCAGGGCTCGTTGACCCTGCATTATAATTGGCGGATTATTTGACGGAGTAAGCGAATACTCCTTCTGGATTCTTTTTCCTTTTCAGGATTTTTTGCTTGGTCAAGACGGTAAGGCATGAGGCTATCCGACGCTTATCGCCTCCTGTTCGCTCGGTGATTTCCGTCAGGGTCAAGGATTTTTTGGCCGATGACAAAGCCGAGCTAACAAGTTCCCCTGTGGTCTTTTCGGCTTCGGGCTCTTTGGCCTTTGGCTCAATGGTCACCGGAGGTTTTTTAGACAGCATTTCACCTACTGTCATTTTTGAATTTTCAGACAACATAGTCACAGCCTTTTCCACGCTCTTAAGATCCGGAACCGTGACAGTGATGCTCGAACCGTTCTGAATTTCCCAGCCTGCTTTTACCTGCTTTAGTGTGTAACTCATGATCATGTCTCCTTGGTTAAATTAACTCGAACAATAATTTGTTCGAGGTCGTCCATTTGCTTAGCATAGTTCAAGATTGCGGATTTCTTGGCCGCATCGAAACTAGGGAAAGGGCCATGCTCCCAGTGATCATAATCGTTTTCGTCTTCGCCCTCTGACTCTTGAGTGATCCCTCTGAAATGATGCTGGTTTCCAGTCCAGTACCATTGGCCAATTTTTTTAACCGTCTTTTTCTTTTTCATTTCGACCTCTTGTTAATAAAGCCATCGGGCTTTGTGTTTTTTCAATATCGACTCAAGCTGCGCATCAAACTTTGCATAGATTTTGCGATCTAACTTGCCAAACGTCAGAATCCGATCGCAGTCAAGAACCAGTTCGATAGCGCCTGCGCATGAGATCCGACCTTGTAGCGCGTAAACATCGCTTCTTATTGCTCCCCATGCGTGGCACGCTGCGTTTACTATTTTTGTCAGTTCTATTTCGTCTGGTTGCTCACTTTTCTTTTTCATTCCTTAGCTCCATTATTTCTAGTTGATTAAGACCTGCCCAATTGCCTGCCTTATATATCACTTATCGGCTTTTTTTGCCACTTCTTTAATGTTTTTTTTGGTAATTTTTTAGTTACTTTTAAGCCCTTAATAAGCTAAGGTTTATTCATACTTATCCTAACTACCTAAAATGACTAGCTGAAAGGCGCGACCATGGAATGGAAAAACGCATCGACTGCCAAGGCTTTTAAGGCTTTAAAAGCTGACAAAAAGGCGCTGGAAAAGGTCAAATTAACCGACTCGATCATGAGCCTTTTCAGTGACGAAAAGCCTTGTTTTAAAGCTCGGAAAGCAATTTTGGCGGATCATTTTGGCGCGAATAAATGGGTCGATT